CAACCATACTTCAAAGAGATGCACGATAATGATATAAGAGCGCGGATCTTTGATGATCAAAGAGATGCAATAGAACAGGATATGGCACCTTTTGGGTTCGTAGATGATGGTCTTGAGGAGGATCAATTCAAAGATGCTCAGGGGGATGTCTGGAAAGTCGCGGAATATGGAGATAAATCTTACATGTGGGAGTTTAGGTAAGGTTTCATTTTTATAAATATCTTATAGACAACCAGAAATTACGGACCTACACAGGAGAAATTTAACATGGCAGCAAATCAATCTAGTCCTGGAGTTGTTATACAGGAAAGAGATCTGACCACTATCACTACCCTGACTACAGCGAATGTTGGAGTTATTGCAGCACCTTTTGAACTAGGTCCTGTTGAAGAGATAAAGGACATCGGATCTGAAAAAGAACTTGTAGCAACTTTCGGTGAACCAAACGAGTACAACTACGAGTTTTGGTATACTGCAGCGCAGTTCCTATCATACGGAGGAGTACTTAAAACAGTTCGCACGGACAGTTCAGCACTAAAAAATGCAGTTAACACAGGTACTGCAGTTAAGATTAAAAATTTACAAGACTACGAAACAACATACCTAAACGGTTCTAACACTTGGAAGTGGGCAGCAAGAACACCTGGTACTAAAGGAAACTCAATCGGTATCTTCGTCACAGACGCAGGTGCTGATCATATTGCTGTAGTTCCTGCTCCTGGCTCAGGTAACGATCACGAGTTTGTTTCTGGTGAAGCAGTCAGTGCATCATCTGGTGCTGCGGGTAAAGTCTTAAAGTATAGCGTATTATTATCAGTTGGATCTGTTGTAGGATCATTCGTTCCTGGAACATCAACTACAATTAGTATTTCTGGTTCTGCACAAGCAGTTACTGTAGTAGCATATGATGCTGACAACGGTAAACTTGAAATCGCAATGCCTTCTGGTGGTATTACTGGTATCATTGCTGATGGTCAGACTGTTACTCAAGGTTCTAATACTGCTGTAATCAGCACATCTGGTATCGAGAGAAGAGTATACATCGTTAAGGATAAAGGAAGTATCGACTTTGCTGCAGCAGATAGCATTACAGATACAAACTCTACTGCTGTTTCAATCAGTTCAGTAAGAGTTGAGTATGATGAAAGAGAGTATTTACCTTCACAGAAGTGGGTAAACGTTGCTCCTAGACCTGGTACTTCTCAGTATGTAACTGGTCAAGGTGGATTCAGAGATGAAATGCACATCTTGGTTATTGATGTAGATGGTAAGATTACAGGTAATGCAGGAACATTACTTGAAAGATTCATCGGGGTATCAAAAGCATCTGATGCTAAATCATCTGTAGGAGAAACAAACTTCTATGTTGATGTTATAGAGCAGAAGTCTGAGTACGTCTATTGGGGTGAGCACGAGACAGGTTTATTTGATGTAGACAGTGGTACTGGTACATTCGGATTAGTAGGAACTACATCATTCGATCTACTACTAAGTTCAGCAGGTTCTACAAACTATCCTCAAGGTGCAACCACAGTTGGTTCTAAAGGAAACTCAACATACTACTATAGATTAGAAAGTGGTGCTGACTATACAGTATCAGGTGGTAACTATGCAGTTACACAACCTGATGTCACAACAGCATACAGTTTACTAGAAGATCCTGAGTCACAAACAATCGACTTTATTTTAACAGGACCATCTGGAGCAGACGATGCTGCAGCACTTGCTAAGGTTACTGCACTAGCAGCAATCGTAGATGAAAGAAGAGACTGTATATTATTTGTATCACCAAAAAGATCAGACCTAGTTGGTGTATCAAGTGCAGCAACTCAGACAGATAACCTAATCTCATTCTTTAATCAGTTACCTTCAAGTTCATACATTGTGTTCGATTCTGGATATAAGTACATCTATGATAAGTACAATGATGTATACAGATACGTTCCTTGTAACGGTGACATCGCAGGTTTATGTCTACAGACAACTGAGGTTGCAGAACCATGGTTCTCACCTGCAGGATTCCAAAGAGGTATTGTTAGAAATGCTATCAAACTAGCATACACACCTAACAAGTCACAACGTGACAGACTATACTCCGCTAGAATCAACCCTGTTGTTTCATTCCCTGGTCAAGGTATCGTACTATTCGGTGATAAGACTGCTCAAGGATTTGCATCCGCATTCGATAGAATCAATGTAAGACGCTTATTCTTAACAATCGAGAGAGTTATCTCAGGTGCTGCTAAGGCACAACTCTTCGAGCAGAATGATGAGGCACAAAGAGGATTATTCCTTAACATTGTTGAACCATATCTCCGTGATGTACAAGGACGTAGAGGAGTTACAGACTTCTTAGTCAAGTGTGATGAGAGCAATAACCCACCTGAGTCAGTAGACAGAGGAGAGTTTAATGCTGAGATCTTTGTTAAACCAACTAGAACAATTAACTACATTACACTAACCTTCGTTGCTACCAGAACTGGCGTCGCATTCACGGAAGTTGCTAACTAAAACGTAAACAAAAAGCTCTGAAAATACGCTTTGTTCTAAATAATAGGACAAGGCGTATTTTATTGAGATTTTAACATGTCAAGTATTTCAGAATTTAAATCAAAAGTCGCTACAGATTTCGCAAGACCTAATCTGTTTGAGTGTACTTTGAACTTCCCAGAAGTCAGTGTAGCAAATGGAACTGCACTTACTGACCTAGGTAAGTTTACAGTTAAGGCAGCAAACCTACCTGCCACACAGTTAGGCACAATCGAAGTTCCTTACAGAGGAAGAGTTTTAAAGATTGCGGGAGATCGTACCTTTGAACCTTGGACAATCACTGTAATGAACGATAAGAACTTCAAACTAAGAGATGGTTTCGAGAAGTGGACTGAATCTATCCAAGCATACAGTCAGAACGTAACTACATCTGGTATCAACATTAATAACTACTTTGCTGATATGTTTGTGGTACAACTAGATAGAAACACTGGTGGTAAGACAACACCATCCGCAGGTGGTACAAGTGATAGTGCTAAAGGTATACCTCATAAAGAACTAAGAGGATATAGATTTGTAGATGTATTCCCAACAAACATCTCCGCTATTGATCTAGATTTCGGAAGTAATGACGCAATCGAAGAGTTCACTGTAGAGATGCAAGTACAATACTGGGAAGTTTCTCTCAGAGGACCTGGAAAATAACGTTTCAGAAACTACCTAAATAAGGTAGGACCAATAAGACTATAGTATAAAATGTCTCAACTCTTCGGATTTTCACTCCAGAGAGCAAAGAAGGTTCCTAAGGGACCTTCTTTTGTTCAGAAGGATAGTATGGATGGCTCGCAACCGATTGTCGGTGGCGGGTACTATGGGTATTCTGTTGATTTTGATGGGACTATTCGTAATGAATATGAACTAATCACACGTTATCGTGAGATGGTTCTCCAACCAGAATGTGACAGTGCAGTAGATGATGTCGTTAATGAAACGATATGTGGTAACTTTGATGACGTACCAGTCGAATTAGAGTTATCTAATCTCAAAGTATCGGATAAAATTAAGAAGTTAATGCGGGAGGAGTTTGATGAAATACTCCGTCTGCTTGACTTTGAAAACAGATCGTACGAAATCTTCCGTCGTTGGTATGTTGACGGTAGATTATTTTACCATAAGGTAATCGATCCCGCTAATCCGTCAGCAGGTTTAAACGAAATAAGGTATATAGATCCTCGTAAGATCCGTAAAGTTACTGAGTATGAAGCGAAGAAACCGCAACAGTTACAAGGTAAAGTAGATCTAAATCAACAGTTAATGACATCTTCTGCATCGTATTACCTATACAATGCAAAAGGATTGCGTAATGCAAGTAATCAGGGAATTAAAATTGCACCTGATTCTATCACTTATTGTCATTCTGGTATACAGGATCTCAATAAAAACATGGTGCTATCGCACCTACATAAAGCGATCAAGGCAGTTAACCAACTCCGTATGATCGAAGACTCTCTGGTTATCTACCGACTGAGTAGAGCACCAGAACGTCGTATATTTTATATCGACGTTGGTAACTTACCTAAAAACAAAGCGGAGCAATACCTTCGTGAAGTTATGGGTAGGTACAGAAACAAGTTAGTCTATGATGCCAACACTGGAGAAATCAAAGATGACAAAAAATTCATGTCCATGCTCGAAGACTTCTGGTTACCCAGAAGAGAGGGAGGACGAGGTACTGAGATCACTACGCTCCCAGGTGGACAAAATCTTGGAGAACTTGAGGATGTCAAGTACTTCCAAAAGAAACTTTACAAGGCACTCAATGTTCCATCCTCAAGGTTAGAAACAGAAACTACCTTTAACATAGGTCGTGCTGCAGAAATAACTAGAGATGAAGTAAAGTTTCAGAAGTTCATTGCACGTCTCCGCAAGAGATTCAGTGAACTATTCCATGATCTTTTAAAAACTCAACTCATTCTGAAAGGTGTTATCTCACTTGAAGAGTGGGAGGATATGAAAGAGCATATTCAATATGATTACATTGCTGACAACTACTTTACAGAACTCAAGGAGATTGAGATCCGTAATGAAAGAATGAATCAAGTCAATGTAATGGATCCTTATGTTGGTAAGTACTTCTCAGTAGAGTACATACGAACACAGGTTCTAAAACAAACTGCACAGGAGATCAAAGAAATTGACAAGCAAATTGAATCTGAACTTGAATCTGGTGTTATACCTGATCCTGCAGCAGAAATGGATCCATCTATGGATCCTAATGCAGCCCCACCTGAGGGCGTAAATGGAGCACCAAACGGTGATGCTCCGCAGGTTGAACCTAGCGACGCACGCAGAGGGGAGATCTAAATGCTAAATAGTATACAGTAGGAGTTATTATGGCAAGTGACCAAGCAAAACAAATCGTTGACCAAATCTTTGGCGACGAGAAAGCAAAAGCAGTTGACTCAGTTCAAGATGCTTTAGCAGCAAAAGCATATGATGCAATCCAACAACGCAAACTTGAGTTTGCTAAAACTATGGGATTTGAGTTGGATGATACCGCACAGGATGCTGCAGATGAAGTTGCAGATAATCTACCTGACGGTACTGAGGCACCACCAGAACCAACACAAGGTAATGTTGAAACCTCAGAAGAAGAACCTGTTGACACAGCACCTTCTTCAATCGATCCACCTACTTCTGAACAAGAACCAATAGAGGAACCAAACGATGAGACTGATCGCTGAAGAAATTACAACTGTTGACTTTCTCGCTGAAGAGAAAGATGGCAAGAAAAATTACTTCATTGAAGGTGTATTCTTGCAAGCGGAAATCAAAAACCGCAACAATAGAATGTATCCATTCAAGACTTTACAAAACGAAGTCAATAAATACAGCGAGAACTACATTCAAAAAGGGCGTGCCCTTGGAGAATTAGGACATCCTGATGGTCCGTCTATCAACCTTGATCGTGTTTCACATAAGATTCTTTCTTTGAAAGAAGAAGGTAACAACTTTGTTGGTAAAGCAAAGTTACTTGATACACCATCAGGTAAAATCGCCAAGTCACTGCTAGACGAGGGCGTAAAACTAGGAGTATCATCCCGTGGCATGGGTTCAATCCGTAAGGAAGAGAACTGTAATGTCGTTATGGATGACTTTATGCTCGCAACTGCAGCAGATATTGTTGCAGATCCTTCAGCACCTGACGCATTTGTGGATGGTATCATGGAAGGAAAAGAATGGATTTGGGATAATGGCATACTTAAAGAGTCTGCTGTTGCACAAATCAAAGACGAAATAGATCAAGCAACTCTGATAAACTTACAAGAACGCAAGGTTTCCGCGTTTGAGAAGTTTTTAAAGAGTCTTTGATTTATAAATAAATACAGACAACGCTTAAAGCAAAACGGAGT